CGGAGTGAAAGGTATTGATGTAATTCCATGCTTCTATAAGTTGGAGTACATCGAATGGAAAGATAGAGGAGAAGGTCTAGGTGCACCAGTTGCAATCTATGATTCATCTTCTGACATCATGTCTAAGACAACACCGGATGCAAACTACAAAGATAGATTACCAAACGGTAATTATATTGAGAAGACTGCATCGCACTTTGTTATAGTAGCGGGGGATAGTCCATCGACAGCGTTGATCTCTATGAAATCTACTCAATTAAAAATTAGTAGAAAGTGGAACTCAATGATGTCTGGTATTAAGATGAAGGGTGCAAACGGAATGTTTACACCGGCATCTTTCAGCCACATTTACAAACTAAAAACTACCCAAATGTCAAACGATAAAGGCACTTGGTTTGGTTGGGAAGTTAGTAAGGTTGGCCCAGTAACTGACAAAGGTCTTTACGATCAAGCCAAAAGTTTTAGTGATAGTATTTCAAAAGGTGCTGTCAAAGCTAAACATGGTGAAGAAAAACCAAAGGACCAAGCTAGCATTATATAATTCCTTCGGGATATGTGCACAGTGTGGGCCAGGAGGGAGACTGAGTGGCCCACATAACAGTTATTATGGAAAGATACATAGAATATTTTAATGGATACAGGAATGCCTACGGTGTAGCTGACTTTAATCACCAGGATTCTAAAATAGATTCTGAAACAGGAAAAAAGAAACCTGTCTACAGATGGAACTTTGAAGAACTTACTAAAGATATTTATCAACAACACTTAGATGGCAAACTATCTATTGGCATACAGCCATGTACAGAAGAATCAGAAGTTAGATTTGGTGTTATAGACATAGATCCAAAAGACTATGCTGACTTTAACAAAAAAGATTACATAGACATCATACAACAATACGAATTACCTTTACTACCAGTCGAATCTAAGAGTGGTGGTCTACATTTATTTTTATTTATGAATACATTTACAGATTCTAAAACTGTAAAATCTTTTCTTACAAATTTATTATCTTTGTTTGGACTCAAACAAGATACAGAAATATTTCCAAAACAAACACAACTAACAAAAGATAGTGAGACAGGTCAACTACGACCAGGACAGTTTATAAATTTACCATATTTTGGGGAGGAACGTAAAGCTTTGAACGTTGATGGTACACCATTTACATTACAAGAATTTATGAAAGTGATTAGTGTGAATCTAGTTACCAAAGAAAGACTGAAAGGAATTACAGAAGAGATAGAAACAAAAAGTATGGAAGGTGTTGATGAAGAGTTTACAGAGGGTCCACCATGTCTAGCAGCAATATCTAAACTATCTAAGAATGAAAACTTTGATGGCAAAGATCGATTTATGTACAACTATCATGTCATGGTTAAGATGAAGTATCCTGACAATTGGCAACAGAAAGTTATGAATGCACCAGTAAAATATTTTGCTGGCGTACATGCAAATGCGTGGGATCAAAAGTTTTTAAATCAAAAAGTAAAATCATGGAACAGAAGTTCTAAAGGTTATACCTGTACACAAAGTCCACTGAGTGAGAATTGTAAGAAAGGTATTTGTGTTAAGAAGAAGTTTGGAGTATTAGCAGGATCAAAAGGTTCTTATCCTGTACTAACAAACTTGAAGAAGATAGATCTGGATCCAGAACCTGAGTACGAATTTGATGTAACAAAACCAGATGGTATTGGTACAGCGACAGTGCATTGTAAGAATGTAGAACATCTAAACGATCAGCGTAAGAGACGTAACTCAATATCAAAAGCTGCAGGATTCTTACCACCGTTAATCAAGAATGATGAAGAGCAAGCTGTGATGGATGCATTGTATCAAACACAAAAGATTGTACAGCCACCGGTGGGTACATCACCAAAAGAAAAATTACATGATGTTATACATGCAAAAATACATGGACCAAAAGCTACAAGTGATGCTGCGTTTAAAACTGGAGCAGTGTTGATAGAGGGTGAGTATGCATTCTTTAAGTTCGATAAGTTCTATGACAAATTAAAAGCAAAGAACTGGAAGTACAGCGAAGATAAAACAGGACGTATGATGCAGGTGCTGTACCAAGAATGTGAGATAGAGTTTCTAGAACAGAAAAGATTCCCATCAAAAGAAGCAGGCAAGTATCACTCATCAACAAAAAATATTATACAAATAAATGTACAAACATTTGAGGAGGTACCTATCCATCACACACAGACAAAACATAAGACGGATATAATATGATCAGTAGAAAACTATTCGGGCCTCCGGGAACAGGGAAAACAACAAAGCTATTGAAGTATGTTAAAACATTTTTAAAACTAGGAACACCTATAGATAAGATAGGGTACTTTGCATTTACAACCAAAGCTGCAAACGAAGCTATCGACAGAATGCTAGACTATCACACAGCTTTTCAAAGAAAAGATCTCAAACATTTTAGAACGCTACACTCTCTTGCTTTCAATCAATTAGGTATGAAGAAAGCTCAGGTCATGCAGGACGAACATTACGAAGACATAGGTAGACAGCTGGGTATAGAAGTTACAGTCTATTCTAATGGTGAAGAATCTACAGGCTTTATTAATTCTGATAGTGAATACTTTAATCTTATAAACTCAGCTAGAATAAAAAATATTACAATAGAAGAAGAATACAATACTGACATGTACTCAGGGGACATGGACAAAAGGTTGTTAAAAATCATAGCTGATGAAGTAATAAATTACAAAAAATCTTATGGCCTTATAGACTTTACAGACATGATTGACAAATTTATTGTGTCAGGATTGTGTCCGAAATATGATGTAGCATTTATCGATGAAGCACAGGATTTATCACCAATACAGTGGAAAATGTTCAATATTATCAAGGAAAATAGCAAATATGTTATACTAGCAGGCGATGATGATCAAGCAATTTATGGCTGGGCAGGCGCAGATGTAAAAAAATTTCAGCAAGAAATTTCAAAGAAGGACATAATTTTGCCACAATCTTACAGGGTTCCACAAAACGTACAAAATATTGCAGACAAGATATTAAAACTAATTCCAGAAGATAGACGTGTACAAAAAAATTGGAAAGCAAGAGAGGAACAAGGCACAGTAAATTATGTTTATAGTCTTGAAGATGTACCAATTGATAAAGGCAATTGGTTAGTTCTTGCAAGATACAACGACAAACTAAATAGACTTAAACCCTCTCTAAAAGAACGTGGTATTTATTTTGAATACAAAGATCGTAAGAGTTACAAGGTAAACTTGTTTAGAACTATTCTAAACTACATACGTTGGCAAAAAGGAGACCTATTATCGTTATCAGAAGTGAAAGATATATTTGAATATACTGGTTGTCCGGCAGAAGTTACTGAGGAAAAAATGTATGATCTTTCTGATTTTAAATTTTATAAAGATGTAGAGTGGTATAATGAATTTAATGTTGATTATGAAGAGTGTCTATACATAAGAGAGATGTTAAGCAATGGAGAAGAATTAAGAAAAGACCCAAGAGTAAAACTATCTACAATACACTCTGCTAAAGGTGGAGAGGCAGACAATGTATTGTTAATACTAGATAATACAAAAACAATACGAGATGCATTAGAAAAAAGTTCTGACAAACAAGATGAAGAGCACAGAGTTTGGTACGTAGGTGTAACTCGTACAAAACAAAATCTGTACATCATGGCAGCAAAAAAGGAGGATCAAGGTTATGACATCGAAAGTTTGGGATAAGCAGCACGGCGGGAGTCACTATCAAAAATATAAAATCCAACCCAGTAAGTTTGTAGTGGAGAATGAATTGCTATATCCTGAGGGTTGTGCTATAAAATATATTATTCGTCATCGTGACAAGAATGGGAAGGAAGACATATTGAAAGCCATACATTTTTTAGAAATGATTATTGAGAGGGACTACGGTGAAAATTCCTAAGTTTGAAGCACAAACAGAATGGGTAAAACCCACTGAGTTTCCAGACCTACGTGACGTAGATGAAATAGCAATTGACTTAGAGACAAAAGACCCTGACCTAATTAAGAAAGGATCTGGTTCTGTTATTGGTAATGGGGAAGTTATAGGTATTGCTGTTGCTACAAAATTTTACAAAGGTTATTTCCCTATTGCACATGAGGGTGGCGGAAACATGGACAGACAAAGAGTATTGTCTTGGTTAAAAGATATACTTGAATCACAATCAACAAAAGTTTTTCATAATGCTATCTACGATGTTTGTTGGCTACGGGCAATGGGATTTAAAATAAATGGTGACATAGCCTGCACAATGATTGCATCTGCGTTGACCGATGAAAACAGATTTCGTTATGATCTCAATAGTTTATCATGGCATTATCTTGGTTATGGTAAAAACGAAGCTGCACTTGCAGAGGCTGCAGAAGAATGGGGCATAGATCCAAAATCAGAAATGTACAAACTACCTGCAATGCATGTTGGTGCATATGCTGAACGGGATGCTGAAGTAACACTTGGTCTTTGGCAAGAAATGAAAAAAGAAATTATTGGTCAGGACCTAGAAGATATATTTGACCTGGAGTCTGATTTGTTTCCATGTCTTGTTGACATGAGATTCAAAGGTGTGCGTGTAGACATAGAGAGAGCACATGCAATGAAAAAAGAATTTGTAGCACAAGAAAAAGAATTACTACATAAAATAAAAAGTGAAACAAATATTGATACACAGATCTGGGCAGCTAGATCTATTGCAAATGTATTTGATATGTTGAGACTAGAATATCCGACAACAGAAAAAACAGGTGCACCATCTTTTACAAAAAACTTTTTACAGGAACATCCGAACCCTGTTGTTAAAATGATTGCACAAGCAAGAGAAATTAACAAAGCACACACAACATTCTTAGATTCTATTCTTAGATACGAACATAATGGCAGAATACATGCAGAGATAAATCAATTACGTAATGCTGGGGGTGGCACGGTTACAGGTAGGTTCTCTTACCAGAACCCGAATCTACAGCAGATACCAGCTAGAAACAAAGATCTTGGACCTAAGATAAGGTCATTATTTATACCTGAGGAGGGCCATACATGGGGTTGTTTTGACTATTCTCAGCAAGAGCCTAGGTTGGTAGTGCATTATGCGTCTTTATATAAATTACCATCTGTATATGATGTAGTAGATTCTTATAGCAATGATTCTAGCGCAGACTTTCACCAGACTGTAGCAGATATGGCTGACATACCTAGATCCCAGGCTAAAACTATTAACCTTGGACTATTTTACGGCATGGGTAAAGCAAAATTGCAAGCAGAATTAGGGGTAACAAAAGACAAAGCTGCTGACCTATTTAATACGTATCACTCACGTGTACCGTTTGTAAAACAATTGATGGAGAAAGCATCTAACAGAGCACAGGATCGTGGTCAGATACGGACACTGCTGGGTAGACTATGTAGGTTTCACCTGTGGGAGCCTAACAGTTTCGGTATGCATAAAGCCATGACTCACGAAGATGCACTCAGGGAACATGGACCGGGGATCAAGAGAGCTTACACATACAAAGCACTAAATAAATTAATACAAGGATCAGCTGCAGACATGACTAAGAAAGCAATGTTAGAATTATACAAAGAAGGTATCATACCACATATACAAATACATGATGAATTAGATATATCTGTTCAAGACGAGTCACATGCAAATAAAATAATTGAAGTGATGGAAAATGCTGTTACACTAGAGGTCCCAAATAAAGTTGACTATGAACATGGGGACAACTGGGGTGACATACATGGGTAATTATTATGGCGTATTTAAATGCAAACATACCAGTAACTTATGCTCAAATAAGGAGAGAATATTTATATGATCTTAAAAATCATCATGGCGAAGTTGAAGATTGTGTTATCTTCGGGATTACTGCGATCACTGGTCGTCCGATTTTGTTCCACGCAATTATGGAAAATGGTGCAGTCTTCTACCGTTTACCGATCTCTGCTTTTATACAAAGAGGCTTTAAGCCGGAAGAAGTTCCTAAACGTAGGTTGGATGAGTTGGAGTTATGGAATTGTTTTAGTTATTATCCTGCTGTCACTAGTTGGGACCTCTTAGATGGACAATCAGGAAAGTATATAGGTAAAGATAAAAAATGGCACTGTGGTGCTTATTTATTTACTGTTGACTTTGCACACCCTGAAAGTAATATAGTTGACACTGATCATTCAGAAATACCGCACGAGCATAAGTGCGCCCACATAATGGCCTTAGATGATGGAAATTATGCAGCACAACCAAACAATCGAATTATTTGGGATATTCCTTCTTTTACTGTTAAGGATGATATCCCGGATTGGAAGGTCCAAACTTCTGAATGGAATGTTGAAGACACGCGTAAATGGAGAACCGAAGACACGGACAACTTCTTTTACGAAATTGAGGAGAAGAAAAATGATTAGTAAAATTAAAAACAAAGCTTTTCATTACTGGCACAATCACAAGATAGAATCTCTTGTGTTTATAGTTTTGATAGTAGCTTTAATAGTAAAGTAATTTATGAGTAAAAAACCACTCAACATATCGGAGTCGGCGGCTGTACAGATGCCGATGAAAACGGTAGCTAGTTTAATTCTACTTGTTGCAGCCGGCGTCTTCGCATACACCGAGCTTACAGCTAGGTTGGTATCGCTGGAGACATCACGTGAATTATTTGAAAATGATCTGTTAAAAAAATCTGAACAAGTGCCCGTAGACCAGGAGCAACATTTTTTATTGGAGGATCTTTATAAAAGTGTCGAGAAGATGGAGGAAACTCAAGAGATGAATATGACTAACAAAGTCAACATAGAGTTTTTAAGAGAACAATTAGACAAAGCATTAGCTGATATTGAAGATTTAAAAGACAAAGTAAGAGCAAACGGAAGGACGGCACATTAATGACAGAAATGGTAGTAGCATTATTGATGATAGTTAATGGAGAAATTAAGGAACACAGAATTCAAATCGATCCTAAGACAGGTAAGTATTCAATGGCAATGTGTTTAAAGGGTAAAAGATACGCTACCAGAGGTGAAAAAAAATATAGCAAAGATAGCAATATCGTTCACCAATGTATAAAATCGATGGCTGAAACAGAGTTAAACATAGATGGTAGCAAAAGCATTAAAAAACTCATCCTCGAATAAAGTAGCTAAACATCTAAGAGATAGACGTTACCGTCAGATTGTGATAAAAAATAAGAAAGCATATGACAGGAAAAAAAACAATAAGATTTCAAACGGAGATAGTTAACGGTATATGTCCTACCTGTGAAGAACTAACTATGTTAGTTGGAATTACACCAGAAATGTATAGATGTATTAGTTGTGGCTCTGATCTGCAGCAACATATAAATGGTAAGATAAGTTACATACCTGCATTATCACACAATACTTTACAATCGAAAGTAGAAGATTATTTTAATGGCGAAGAAAGCTAAAGGTTTATACGCAAAAGTTGCACACGTACCCACGTTTCACAAAACGAATATTGGACGTAATCCTAGCAAAGCAAAAATGAATAAATCCCGCCGGCGTAGTTTCAAAAAATATCGTGGCCAAGGAAAATAATAGTTGACAATATTTTCTGGGATATTATATTATCCGTATGAAAGAAAAAATAATAACAATTAAACCAAAAAGTATCTCACAAAAACAATGGGCTATATTATTGTTAGAATTAAATATGATAAAGAAAGCATGGAAACCATACGGAGTCGATATACAAATGTCTGCACCAGGTTTAAAAAGAATTGTAGAGTGGGGTACAAAAAAATATGGAACTGATCATTCTAAATGACGGTCTGTATCAATTAATACCAGTCACTAAACAGATGATGGAAGGTATTGTGATAACAGGAGAGATAGATTGTTTTGATCTTTGTGACATACTTAGATTAAAATTAACAGAGTATGTGGATACTCTGAACTTACATATGATGAATGATGGAAGGTATTGTGATAACAGGAGAGATAGATTGTTTTGATCTTTGTGACATACTTAGATTAAAATTAACAGAGTATGTGGATACTCTGAACTTACATATGATGAATGATGGAAGTGGATCTATGATTGGTTGTATGTGTAAATGATTTGAGAAAAGGACCGGCGTCCATATAATGCCTCGCGCTATTCCCTGTACGTCAAGCTGTGACCTTCACCAGGGTGGGGGTAGCCTCGGAGCCTTTGGCCCCGTACGAGTACGTGCACGGAAACTACGGGGTTTGTAATGAATTAAATAGTATTATCTGGAGTGCAATAAAATTTTATAAACATACCATACTTATTAACATCTGTTCTACCAAGCTCTTCCATTTTAACAATGGATTCTTTGTATCCAAACATTAAACAATCGTATTGTGTATTAAATGTTTCTGGCCATTCGTACGGTGGCATACATTGGCCTGCCACACTCGAACATATTATTATGCTTAAAATAAATTTCATTTGACACCTGTTGTATATTATGAGATAAATCCTACATTAGTATAAATCTAAGAAAGGAGTATAAAGTTTATGACTGACATAAGCAAATATAAAAATGTCTCGTTGCCAAAAGAGACATACAATAAAATAGACAAGATAAGGAAAGTTATAGTGCCTGAGATGACAATCAGTAGATCTCAAACGATAACATTATTAGTAAATGAGAAAGAGAAGAAGTTAAATGGCAAGCTCAAAGCGTAAGGTAATCTGTTCTGTTTGTAATGGAAACGGTTTTGTCCGAGTCCCATACGAACAGGTCAGAGAGGAACAATGGGCTGATTGCGATTTTTGCAACAACCAGGGTGAGATAGAGGAGGAGATAGAAGATGATACTGTTCGGAAGATACAGCATTAATAACAAGAAATGGAAGCAACAGTTTGCAACGTGGAGTTTGTATTACAGAACTGAAATAGTTTTAACAATTGCAGGTTTTATTGTTGGATTAATAGTTGGTCTAATAATATGATGGGTTTATTTTTTATTGGTATAGTTGTCTCTGTCATTGTGATGGCTGTATTATTATATGTAAGAAAATATGATTGGTTCTGAAGACATAGCCTACATTGCAGGTCTATTTGATGGAGAAGGATCTATACATTTCAAACGTGGTAGTGAAAAGAAAAAGAAACACAAAGGCAAAGGTTATCGGACTTCAAATAGTCTAAGACTATCTATGGAGATAACCATGACTGATGAGTCTGTGTTAACGTGGGTGCATGAAGTATTAGGTGTTGGAACTTTAAATAAAAAACCTAGAAAAGGTTTACGAAAAGACGGCACAAAATACTTGATGCAATACCGTTGGCGGTGTACATTCAGAGATGCGTATTATGTTTGTAAATTATTATGGCCATATGCGCATACAAAGTTACCTAAAATTCAACAAGTGATAGAGCATTATGCAACGGAAAAATTTGAAAAAAGCGCTGATGTTGTGGATTTGGACCACTATAGACTCTGGGTTAAATCTCCTGGAAAAGTACAGTAGTCGGATTAGTGTCTGGTGTTGGCAAAAAAGATATGGGAATCGTAAAACGGGAATCGCGTACCGGAAGCAAGAACTGGATTCTTAAAATTCACGCTAAGTGGTTGAAAGATAACGGTTATATTGAGCAAGCGAAAGAGTGTGCATGGCACGCAAAAAACTATAACCCGTTTGAAGATGTAAGACAAATTAGATGGGGAAGGAGAAAGAAATGAAATGGAATAAAAAATTTGAATACCCGACATCCACCCGTGCATTGATCGATGGTAAAAGACACTACGATGTTGGAACTAACGAGAAGTTACCGAGTGTTACGACTATATTGCAGGCGACTCAGTCGGAAGAGAAACGTAAAAAACTAGAGGAATGGCGTAAGAGAATGGGTGCGCAGTACGCGGACCGTGTGAAAGACATCGCAGCCTTGCGGGGCACTAGCATGCACACTTATTTAGAAGGCTATATCAAAGGTGAGCGACACCTGGACCTGACGAGCGTGGGTAAAGAAGCAGGGATCATGGCAAACAAAGTCATAGAATCAGGGCTCGGGGACCTGGAAGAGGTATGGGGCACTGAGGTGACATTATACTATCCTGGGTTGTATGCAGGAGCTACCGATGTTGTAGGAATTTATAACGGGCGCGAAAGTATAATAGACTTCAAGCAAACAAACAAGCCTAAACAACGTGAATGGATTGACGACTACTTCACCCAGCTAGCAGCTTATGCTATGGCCCATAACTATGTATATGGCACACAAATCCAGTCTGGAATCATTCTAATGTGTTCTAAAGATGGCTTTTTTCAGAAATTTGAAGTGCTTGATAAAGAATTCCAAGGCTATATGCACACCTTCTTGAAGAAGGTTGATCAATATTATGCAAATTGTACCAAGGATAAAGACGGCCAAGGTACAAAAAATGATGAAAAAGTATAGGAAATCATTGGCTAATTTGTACATGTACCAATTGTATACACTTTTCTATATGAAAATAAAAAAAATTTTTTTATTTTTTTTAAACCCTGGTACAATTGGTACAATTAAAAAAAGTGTTGTATACCAACGATTATATGCTCA